GAGATTGCCATTCGCATCCTTTATCGAGACGCCGTAATCGTCAAATTTGTCCGTCCCCTGAGCCAGCGTGCGGGAAAGCCGGAGAGCGGCATTTATTGCCGTCTCATGATCGATTCCCAGCTTGGCGATCGCCGTCTCAAAAACGCTTGCTTCCTCAGTCGTGACGCCGAATGTGTTCCCGAGCTTTCTTATGTTCTCGCTCCAGTCGACCGTCTCCTGTACCATGTTACCGAGGAATTTGCCGCTTCCCCAAATTGCTGCCGCTGCGCCGATGGCGGCAATCCCTTCTTTGACCACACCCAGAGACGAGGCCATATCTTTTGCGGCCTTATCGACAATACTGACGCCCTTTCCCATGTCCGACTGAAGGCGGGCGACATCGGCGCTCATGCTGATGACCAATTCACCGAGGTTTGCCATAGTTTAACTCCCTTTCAAGACTTCTTTTTCGATGCGCTGCGCTAGATATTCTTTCATCGCTTCGATCGCTTCCATCTTCTTCGCTTCGTATGCCGGACGCAGAAAAGGCTTCGCCGCCATCTTCGACGTACCGAATTCGATGAAACGCCACCAGAAGGGAAATAACTTCGTGAAGCGATCTTTGTATCCAGCGATGCCCACAAAAAAAGTCACTGCATATTGAGTTCTTCGTTTCTGCCAGGAGGCTATCTTCTTTCTCATGAAGCCGGGAGGCACTATAACCTTCTGGCCGCTGAATTTCTTGATGAGCGCCTTTTCGGCGACGAGGGCGCGCAGCCTGGCTTCTGTGCGGAAAACATTGGCGCCGGCGCGGACGCCGCCCACCAGGATCTTCTTCTCAAGTTTCACCGGAAAATCATTGAGGGTCTTCTCCAGATCGGCAAGACCCGTTATTTTAACCGATTCCGTGCTTATATCGTTCATGCCCCGAATACCCTTGTTGCGTACGCCTCGAGTTCTTCTACCGTCAATTGTCTCTCCTTCACTTCCGGAGCGTCACAAAAGTTCATGAAATCGGCGGCCGTGAAGGGCTCGGGACGCGCCTTCGAATCCCTGTTTATATTTGCGGTCAGGGCCATTTGCTGCCCGTGCCTCAGCTCCGCCCTGTATTCCCCGAATGGATCTATATTGCTGTAATTAAGCCAGCCGTTGAGTTGGCGCGCCGTCAGGCACTGGAGGAGATGATCGGGATGAGGAAATCCCAGGTGAAGCGCCAGCCGGTAGAGGAACAATTCCCGCGGCCGGCTCCTTAATTTTTTGATTCGTCTCCCGCAAGGCCGTTCATGCGCCGCGCCGCCCGAGCAAGCGCGCTGAATCGCGCAGACGCCGCCTTCTCCAGAAGCGCCGCGTCCTCATCCGAAAAGATGCGGTTCCCGGCATCGTCGACCACACTCTTGGCGACAAGGGCGGGAATAAACTTCGACATGACGATATCGCCGCTCTCGTTTTGGAGTTCCTTCCGGGTATAGAGATCCATCAGGTCCTTTGCCCCGATTTCGGAGAGAATCACTTCTCCGCCTTCCACGGCGATCGTTTCCTGCTTCAGCTTCATCAATTCGAGAAGCGCATTTCTGTCAAGGCTCATAAATCACCTTTTCAATCTTTGGTAGCGAGGGAGGGAGTCGAACCCTCTATTTTCAGCTTATGAGGCTGATGAGATAACCGTTTCTCCACCTCGCGAAATCCAATTTTATGACCTGGTCACGGCGCCGCTGATCTGTATTTCAAAACTTCCGGTCTGCACACCGTCAACTGCCGCATCCGGCAGCGTCCCGAATTTCAGGATGGAGCCGCTAAAGGTCCTGATGCTTCCGCCCGTCAAGACCACCTTGAAGGCGCACACGACGGAGCCGACAAAAGCGGCAAGAGCCGCCTGCTGACCGGGATCGCTGACTTTCTCGAAATATTCCATTGCGACGGTGCCATTGTCGATAAGGCCCGACTCGAATTCCTTTGCCAGACTATCCAGATCCGTAACATCGATCTTGCTTGCCTGCGCCCCGGCCGGTTTAATGGATTTGATCTCCTTGATCTGTGTCCAGTCCGCCGGCGTCGCGTGTGCCGTGCCGATGGTGATCGTCTTTCCGGCCGTATTTATATCGACCGCGAAAGTGTCGTTGACGGCGCCTGTTGCGACGTGATGGGCGACTGCCGTCTGGCCGTTGATCAGGGCATCATCTCCCCCGGCGAAATTACTGTCGAAGGTTACGACGTCGCCGTTGGCAATGCCTGCATGGCCGGTCATGGCCAGGATAGTCGGATAACCGCACACGATTGCCGTCAGGGCCTCCGATGCGCCGGCCGCCCCGGCAATATAAATTTTACATCCCTGTGCTAATTGAGCTGCGATAGACATGTTTATGTCCTCCTTTGATTAAAATTTTAGCTTCCGCAGTTAAAATCCATGTGACTGTAAAATCGACGCGTTTCCTCTTCAAAGCCGTCCACCGCGACGGAAGAAGAAAAATTGAATAAGGCCAAAGCATTCGTATCCGGATCCGACGTCTGTGCGAGAACCGACGCGGCAGCCATAGCCGCATTCACGGCGGCTACGGCAGCCACCAGGTACGACGTATTCACGGCATAGACACTGATCTGCACGCGCGGCCTCTCGGTGCCGGTGTCTCCCTCAAGATCCTCCCAGCACTCGCCGCCCAGGATCGAAAAGACGCCAAATGTTTCTGCAACGGCCCCTGCGGATCCGTCCGGGTCCGGATGCTGTATATAGTAAAGCTCGCCTTTGAAAACCGGCTGGTTCAAAATAGCGTCTATGTGCTCCTGGATGTTCATCAGATTCCCTTCACTCCCGATTGGCACATGATGTTTATCTCGCGGCGCCGCAGTCCGACGTCGTCCGGTTTCCCGATAATGCTGTAGATCGTCCCATTTGCGTCGACTATGCGCATATTCGCCCTCAGATTCGGAATATAGCGGACGGTGATTCTGTAATCCGCGCCCGGCCATGCCGCCTGTGCATTCGCGCGGTCGTAGCTTTTGAGCTCGTTGATGGACGCCCAGGCCTGCCTGAATGTTTCCCAAGTGGTCGACGCCACGCCGGCGCTCTTTGTGATCACCGGCATCTGGATCGTGATCCTGTGTCTGAGGTCTCCGGATCTCATAGGAAATCATCCCAAAGTTTGACGCTTGCCAATAATCTCTGCGGAACCACGTTTTCATCGATGGCGGCTCTGCTCGTGGCTTCGATAAAGGACTCGCGATGCTCGTACATGTCGGCTGCGATCATTTTTATGGCGGCCTTTATCTTATAGGGGACGAGCGTTGCGTCTGTCCATCCGCAGACGAACCTGATCGAGATCGGATGCGAAGGAAAGAGCATACCCGTCGGCCAAACGATTCCCCAGGGAAGAACGATGCGGCCGCACTGCTCGCCGTTGGTCTCCACGATATAGTCCGTATTCTCGACCAGGGTAGTCTCCACGCCATTGACGTCCTTCCATTTGACGTACGTCACGCTCTGCAGGTTCCCGAACGGCAGCCTCATATAGTAATTGTCCAGGTAGCGATTCTGGAAATAGGCATTCTGGTACTGTTGCCCCGAATGCAGGGAAGGAATGCCGCGATGGCCCCAGCGTCCCGGCCAGTTCGGCGGGAAATAATCCCACGTCTGCGTCAGAAGGACGCGCCTGGTCATGTCCTCCACATGTTCCCTCGCTGCAACGAGAATCGTCGTCAGCAGGTCATCGTCCGTCGCTGTGGAGGCATTCCTGAGGATATCAACGCCGAACTCGCAAGACGCCATAAGGACTTTTGCCACAACGCGGATGTATGCCTTCGATCCGGTATAGGCCTTTGAGAAAGTGGCGTTGTCGTTGGCAGTCGTCACCTGGGTAAAGGCACCTCCGGTCCAGTCCGTGAAATGCGCGTCGACGTTGTCGTCGGATTCCTGGATCTTTACATCCAGGGTGGCCGTAGCGGCATTCGTGCCGGAGACGAGGTCGACCAACGCCTGGTATCCGAGGACATCAACGGCGGCGCCAAGAATTGTATATCCCGTGGCAAAAGTCGGGTTGGCTGCGCCCTGGTCCGCGGAATTCGTTCCGTTCGAGATTATCTCGCCCAGGGTGAAGGCTCCAGACCTGCTCTTGACGATATAGGTTTTCGTTGTGATCACCGTGACGATGAGACAGGTTTCATGGCTTGTGGCCCCGGTAAGCGTGTCGCCGGCTGCCCACCCTGTCCCACCGGGCGCGACGTCGAGAGTCAACAGTTCATAATCGATGCCATATGACTTCGGCGCAATAGATTGCGTCGAATCCACGTTATCGGCAAAGGATCCCGAATCCAGACGCAGATGGTCCTTCAGCTCCTGCAGGCTTATCGGCTCAATTGTCGGGGCCACGTAGCGAATGAGTTTCATGTCATTTTCCTTATGCAGAGAATTCGTGATCTTCGGACTTTTGCCATTACGTCTTCGCTTCTGCCGCCGGCGCCACTGCTGGCCCTGCCGCCGGCCCTTCCGGCGGTCCTGTTTGATTCGGATTTGCCCATTTTCGCACAAGAGCAAAGATGCCGTTCGATTCAACGCCGGGATGAAAGACAGCAATCGCTTGAAGAACGGCAAACGCTGTCGTGGGAATCAATGCCATCACAGTCGAAAAATTCTGCCAGAACCAGGTGCACCAGTCATTCGATAGGAATATCATGTTCATCCTGCTGGATTGAATCGCCAGGGCGACGACAGCAGCAACGACGAGAAAAACCGTCAAGAAGATCAGAGACACGAGGAGTTTCTTCATGGCCGCCTCCTCACTTCGCCGGATCTGTCGAAGCCGCCGGCGCAGAACTAGGCTGTGCATTCACGGCTGCGATTCCGCTGTCTATGACCGCTTGAATCAGCGGCTGATACGTCGTGAAACTTTCTTTCGCCCCGCCCGTAAGGGTAGCAGACAATCCATCGAACATCACCTTAGCCGCTGCCTGAACCGCATTCGCCTTTGCTGCACCATTCGACTTAGGCGAGATTGCCTCAACAGCATCCATTAGGGCAGGCACGCCCTCGATAACCGCTCCGACTATCGGATTGGAGGCTGTCGCAACCCCGCCAACTACGGGTATTGCCGCCTTTGCTACGGGTAAAAGAAAAGTCATAAAACTCTTGAAAAATGATCCTAAACTCATAACGTCCTCCTTCTATTTTGCCTTCCGGCGGTTAAAGTTAAAGTATTTGTATCCGCTCTTTCCAGCGCGGCACCATTTCTTCTAATTCACCGGGCCACCATGCCGTGTCGCCCGTTTTTGCTCCATGCCAGATATAAACTGCCTCGGCACACCAAACTATGTGATCGCTCTCCTCAAGGTTGATCGTCTGATGGCCTTTGAGCTGTTTAATCAATCCGCCCCAATCATACGAAGTGCCTAGAGAGGCTGGATGCGGCGGGAAAGCCCTTTCTTCTATCTGCGGAATCTCTATCCTGTATTCATTCTTCAGCGGATACCAATATGCTTTGCCTTTGTAGTTCTGTAAAACATTGGATAGATAATCTCCCTGTACTCCGCCCGACACAGCTTCATGCAAATATCTTCTCCGCACTCCAGTGTATGGAGATTCCATGAGGACGATCATTCCCGTATGGTTCGTATCCCTTCCTGTCTTCCAGCGGATCTCCGGCCCGGGGATATCGGCCCCTGCAAATTCTACGACGTCTCCCGTTCCCATTTGATCGCATACTGGACTGTATAGAGCCAGATTGTCGCTCATGTCTTCTTGCCTTCTACCTTTCCTGTCTTTGCCTGCGCTTTTGGTCGTCTCTGATCTCTGACAAGAGAACCTTAATGCCTGACAGGTCTTCCCGGGACTGGGCTATCGTTTCCTTGGCTGCCTTGAGATCTTCCTTGATAACTACGTGAGTGCTCTCAATCACGCACATTCTATTCTCATGGTCGACGCTCTTCGCTGACACCCAACCTACCCAGGCAGAAGTTAAAAGAGTGCCTACACTGACGACAACAGTTATGATCGTCTTGACATTGCTCTTCATGGCTCCGTTGGATATCCTGATAACCTCATGCGTGGGTTCACCCATAAGAATGTCCTCTATAAGTGCTTACGAATTTCTTCGTTCAATCTCAGGACCCTGAACACATGACCCTTCACATATTCCGGCTTCGAACGGCGCAGGTATCTCTCCATCCGGAGGAGCTGGTAGTCCTGCCAATTCTGCGGGTTCTCGGATAAGAGTTCCTTATTACCGACGCCGGGAAGTTTGGGATCGTTCTGTGGATTGACCGCCGAATCGAAGAGGCATACATCGAAAGGGAAGGGTGCATCATCGCATCCCTGCGGAATCCAATATTCTTCGAGATAGACCTTCTTCGCATGATCGACGGTCGTGTTGGCATCGATCTCCGGATGATATCTCTTTGCTAGGCCCCAGATCGTGAATCCACCCGCATCATTCGGATCGTCAGAAGGCTTCCCCTCGAGACCAATCGTCAATTGAAATCCCAGATCAAAAGATTCTCTCATTTTTCCTTCTCCTTTAGCTCACCGCATTGCTCGCATCTCAATGAATGCTCCTGATTGCAATGTTTGCATCTTGGGCACATCCATTTCATCTTTTACCACATACATCCAGCGCATGAACCGCCGGATATGTATTGCGTTGGCGGAATATTATAATTTACGGTTATCGAAGCACTTCCCCAATTTCCGGCTGCATCTCCGCAGCCAACGTACAAAGTATTTCCCCCTTCTGAAAATCCGGTAATTGTTCCGGACCACGAAGTGGTGCCTGTCAGACTTGTTCCATGTGTAGCATCAGGGGCGCTTCCTATCCTGCCTTTGCAGACAACCACACCGACGTCATCCGTTGATGTGCCAGAGACGGGCAAAGAATCTGATGTTATCGCGCTGGGGTCTGCAATAGAAATATTGACAGTCGGCGGAGTATTATCTGTAATAGTCACGGAAGCACTGACAGATGAACTCACATTCCCCGCCAAATCCTTTGCAAAGGCATACAGTGTTTTCGCTCCCATCGATGAGAAGGTATGGGTTGTTGGGGCGGAAGCTCCCCATGAGCACCCTGCGCTATCATTAGTTTCAACGATGCAATATGGAGAAGCAGCGAGTGCTGTCTCATCAGTAATTGTAAAAGTGGTAATGTTTACAGTCACAGAATGTGCTGTGCCAGGAATTGCAAAAGCTGTAACGACTGGTGGAGTAGTATCAGCAGGAACCCCTCCATATTCATAAGCCCCCGCATCGGGACTCGTTACTGAGCGAGCATTGCCATCATAATCCACATAGAAAGGGGTCGCCAGTGGATTGA